CACGTTCGGCGCGCTCGTGGTTCTCGTCGAGCTCGGGCGATGAGCGACGACGGCTGGCGACTGCCGGGCGAAGGCTGGCGCATCGAGCTGCGCGACCCGCCGGCGCGGTGCCGCTCGTGCGGCGCTGCGATTGCGTGGGCGATGACGCCGGCGGGCAGGCGCGCACCGCTCGACCGCGATGGGACATCGCATTTCGCGAGCTGTCCGCAGGCGGAAACATGGCGCAAACGATGAGCGGTCGCCGGCGACCGTACGATCGGGCGATTTGGCGGGCTGCCGTCCGCCCGGCGGTGTTCGCGCGCGACGGGTACCGCTGTCAGGTGTTCCTGCCGGAGCTCGGGCGCAAGTGCGGACGGCATGCCGGCGATGTCGGACACCGCGTCGCGCTCGTCGATGGCGGCGAGCCGTACCAGCTCGGAAACGTCGAGGCGCAGTGTGCCGCGCACAATCGCGGCGAGGGTGCACGGCTGGCAGCTCGCCGTTCCTGCCGCGTGCATCAGTCGAGGCGCTGGTGATGGGCGAGCGTGCGGTGGCGCGGCGCGGCGACCCACAGACGAGCTGGGCGGCTGCCGATTCCCTTCCGACTCCGGTGCTGCGGAGCTCGCAGCGGTACGTGCTGACCCTGCTCGCGCAGCTGGGCCCGATGACGGATGAACAGCTCGTCGAGCTGTCGATGTTGTCGCCGTCCGGTACCAGGACGCGACGCTGCGAGCTCGTCGATAAAGGGCTCGTGGTCGATACCGGGCGGCGCAGCGTGACCAGGGCCCGCCGGCGGACGATCGTATGGGCAGCTCGACCGCGCGAGCTGACGCTGTGGGACAGCTGATGTACCGCGCCGCGCCCGTCACACAGCGCGACGGTTCGCCGCTCGCGAGCTCGAATTGCAGGATGGCGGCGGTGTCCACGGGCATCGACTTCCATACGCGCGGATCGATCATCTCGACCGGCGCGGAAATGCGATCGCGGCAATCCGACCAGGTGGGCGGCACCGATTCGGGCGACGCGTCGCAGGCGTGGTCAACCTACGGGCAGGAGCTCGTCGTACGCGACGGCTCGACGTTCGACGATGCGTTGTCGGACCTGCGCGACGGGCGATGCGTGCAGCTCGACGTGTGGGCAGCTCGGGCGAAGGGCCCGTGTCTCTCGGGCTCGGGCGCGTACGGGCACAGCATCGCGATCGCGCCCGAGCGGAACGGCTCGCGCTGGTTGACGGCTGATCCCTGGTGCTCGCCGGCGACGTGGACCTGGTGGGAGGAATCGCTGCTGCGCGCAGGCGCGGAGGAGCTGGGCGCGATGACGTACACCGCGGCGACCGGCGGGCGGTACTGGCCACGTTCGGAGCGCGAGCTGGTCGAACGCATGCGGCTCGCGCTGTACGCGCTGATGACGCTGTACCGCCCGGACATGCCGGCGACGCAGGACCCGCCGGCGACGGGCGGCGGCGGGCGAATCTTCTACACGTGCACGCGATCGCAGGGTGAGGGTGAGCAGGGTGAGAGTGAGGCCGACGTGGCGATCAATGCCGCCGAGAACCTGACCACGGGTTACCGCGCGGACGTTCCTGCCGGGCTCGAATGGTTCGAGGACGCGAACCTGACCAGGCGCAAGGGCGCGATCAGCAAGGCGGGCAGCGTGTGGTACGTGGGCCAGCCGATCGGCGAGACAGTCGAGGGCGGTTCGCGCGCCATCCTGGTCAACACGGGCAACCTGTATTCCGATGGCGCGCGACCATCGATCGTCTACGTACCGGCAGCTGCGATTGACCCGTACCGCGCGCCCGAGTCGCCGGGCTCAACCGATGTCGCCGAAGCGATCGAGCTGCGCGACAGCGAATGGCGCGAGTGGCTGCTGGATGGCGCGCCCGGTTCGAGCTCGTGAGCGACGGCGGACCGTGGCGCGGACCGAGCCCGGGCGAGTGGAAGGAACGGTTCATGGTCGAGGCTGACGTGCCGCTGTGCTCGCGCTGTTCGCACCCGTGGCCGCTGCATGTACCCGATGATCGCGACGGATGGGCGTGCCGCGCGTGCCGCTGCCGGCGCATGTACCCGCCGCCGCGGCGAAACGCGACGAGCTCGGGCTGACGGTTTTTTCATCGGCGAGAATGCCCACACATGCCCACCCAGCCGAATCTCTCCCCGAGGAAACGGAAGGCGGCGGACGCCGGCGGAGCTCGCCGGCGATTCCGCAACCGCACGGCAATCGAGCTGACGATCGGCGAGCTCCGCCGGGCCGACCGGCTGGGACAGCTCGACGCGGCGTCGCTCGCCGCGGTTCGGACCACGGCGGCGGCGCTCGACGACGCGACCGGCGCGTACGACATCGCCGTGATCGCGCGGGTTCATCTCGCCGCGCTGTCGGGGCTGCTCGCCGGCCATCAGACTCCGCCCGATGACGAGCTCGACCGTTTCCTTGCCAGTCTCCGCGGGCCCGCGGTGGGCGACCGCCCGAACACCTAGTCGAGCGACGTGGGGCGAGCGTGTCGGGCGCATCGCCGCGGCGCTGGGCACGCCGCTGCTGCCGTGGCAACAGCTCGTCGCCGATGTCGGGCTCGAGCATGACGAGCGCGGCATGCCGGCGTACCGCGAAGTCCGGCTGACCGTCCCGCGGCAACAGGGCAAAACGACGCTCATCCTGGCGATCGCGACCGACCGCTGCCTAGCGTTCGACCGCCCGCAGCGGGTCCTGTACACCGCGCAGGACCGCAACCACGCGCGGGAAAAGTGGATTGAGCAGGTGGAAATGTTGGAGCGGTCGCCGCTGCGGCGACTGTTCCGCGTGCGTCGCTCGAACGGCTCGGAGCGCATCACGTGGCGCACCGGTTCGGTGCTCGGCATCACAGCGTCGGGCGACAAATCCGGGCACGGGTTCACGCTCGACGAAGCGTTCATCGACGAAGCGTTCTCGCAGGTGGACGATCGGCTGATACAGGGATTCCGCCCGGCGATGGTGACCAGGCGGGACGCACAGCTGTGGATTCTCTCGACCGCCGGCACCGAGGAATCGGTGTTCCTGCGCGATCGCGTCGATGACGGTCGCGCCCGCGTCGAGGCTGGCGAAACATCAGGCGTCGCGTACTTCGAGTGGAGCGCGCCGGACGACATGGCGGTGGACGATCGCGCGACGTGGCGGGCGGCGATGCCGGCGCTCGGGCTGACCATCGACGAGGAAACGGTGGCGCAGGATTTCGCGACGATGGACCAGGGCGAATTCGCCCGCGCGTATCTCAACCGCTGGGCACCGAAGGGCGTTCCCGTGTTCGCGTTCGGGCAGTGGCTCGCGTGTCTCGACGCGGACAGCTCGACGCCGGGCCCGCTCGCGTTCGGCATCGACATCGCGCCCGATCGCTCGACGGGCTCGATTGCCGCCGCCGGCGCGCGACCGGACGGGCGGGTTCACGTCGAGCTCGTCGAGCGACGCGACGGGACGGATTGGATCGTCGGACGGATGGGCGAGCTCGTCGACCGGTGGCGACCGGTGGCGGTTGCGATCGATCCTGGTGCACCGGCGGGTTCGCTCGTCACCGGGCTGTCGATGGCGCGCATGCCGCTGCTGCTGTGCAACGGGCGGACCTACGGGCAGGCGTGCGGCGCGCTGTACGACGACGTGATCGCCGGGCGGCTCGCGCACCGCGGGCAGCCGGCGCTCGACGATGCCGTGGTCGGAGCTCGCCGGCGACCGCTGGGCGACGCGTGGGCGTGGGCCCGCAATCCCGAGGCTGCGGACCCTGCGCCGCTCATCGCGGCGACGCTCGCGCGCTGGGCGTGGTCGAGCGCGCCCGCGCTGTCGCCGGTCATCTACTGAATCCGTCTACCAGGGCCCGCGGTATGCAATTGCATGCAACAGGCAGCGGTCGCCGGCGGCGATCGTCCTGATTCCCGCCGGCGGGTTGCACGCATCGTGCAAGATGCGTACGTGTTCGAGGGGATGATCGACGGATGGCGGCGGCTGATGTCGCCGCGCTCGGTACCGTCCGAATCGGACCTGGGCGGACAAATCGCGTGGGAAGTGGATCGCCGGCTGGGACGCGGCGACTACCTGTCCCTGCCGGCGGTGGGACGCGCGCGGGCCCTGCTCATCAGCACGATCGCGCAGCTCGAGCCGGTCGCGTACCGCGACGGCATCGCGATGCCGGACCAGCCGGCGATCGTGCGGCGACCCGCGCCGGGCATCACGCGGTATGAATGGCTCGCGCAAATCGCCGGGCAGCTGATCGACGAGGGCGACGCGATCATTTGGCTGCCGCGAACCGGCAGGAACGCTGAAGGCTGGCCGGACGTGGGCGTGGTCCTGCCGGCGGGCGAAGTGCACGTGGAGTGGGCGCAGCGACCCATCACGCGCAAGTACCAGTGGGCGGATCGCGAGCTCGTCGAGGGCACCGACATCCTGCATATCGCGACCGGGCGCGGGCCCGGCGAGCTCCGCGGGCGCTCGGTGTTCTCGCAGTACCAGGACGCGCTCGACCGAATCATCGGAACCGAGCTGTACGCGGCTGACTGGTTCGACAACGCTGCCGCGCCGGACGTGGCGCTGAAGTTCTCGGGCAGTCTCACCGATGGCGAAGCGACCGCGGCGAAACGCAAGTGGATTGCGAACCACCGCGACCGCTCGCCGGCGGTATTGTCCGCCGGCTGGGACCTGACGGCGGTGGGCGCGGACCCGCAGGCGTCGCAGCTGCTCGAATCGCGATCGCGCGGCGATGTCGAAGTCGCACGCATGTTCGGAATCGTTCCTGCCGAGCTGCTGCTGGTCGCGCTCGCCGGCTCGTCGCTCACCTATCAGAACGTCGTGGGGATGCTCGACACGCTCGTTCGGGTGACGCTGCAACCGACCTACCTGTCACCGATCGAGGAAGGGCTGTCGGACCTGTTGCCGCGGACGCAGGTTGTCCGCTTCAGCTTCGACGAGCTCCGCCGGCTCGCCGAGCCCGACGCGATCGCGACCTACGCGGCGGCGCTGTCCGCCGGCATCTATGACGTACCCGAAATCCGAAGGCGGCTCGGGCAGCCGGCGACATCGAACCCGCAAATCCCGCCGGCACTGCAACCGACGCGCACCGCGCAGGAGATACCCGCATGACCGAGCTGCTGACCACGATCGCCGGCGGCGCGACG